CCCACTGGCGCCGCGCCTGCTTGGCAACCAACTTGTAGCCTGGCACGTCAACACCGTTTTGCAGCATCTCAAACGCCAGTGCCCTCAGGTCGGTGATGTAGCTCTCGATCATGTCAGCCTGACGCAATTGTGCAGCGATCTGCTGCGCTGGCATCTCGATCAGTTTGGCCTTTAACGCACGCTCGACCGCACCGTTCATGCGTGGGCAGATGGGCTTGGCTGCGCACCAGCGGCAGTGGTCGCCCTCTTGCATGGGTGGCTCTGGCCATGACGACAGTCGCACCGCGTACAGCAGCTCTTGCTCAAACTCTTTGATGCGCGCAGGTGTCGTCACCCAGCGGCGTACCATCGGCGGTTGCACGATGATGCACTCGATCTCGTCAGCGCCTTCAAAGATCCAGCTGGCTGCCGGTGTTCTCATCGCGGCGGCGGCGTAAAACAGGAGTTGAGGATTTTCCACAGCATCAACAGATACGCCATCGCCAAATTTCCAATCAAGAACGATCGCGCGTTTACCTTTACGCCCAAGTAGGTCAGTGCTGCCAAAGACACCAGGCAGAAAATCGCCAAAGGATACTCGGGTTTCCACCATGTATTCCATCGTCTTGTCGGGGTCGACTTCATCGAGTGCTTCCAAAGCGGGAATAATCTTCTCATCGAGTAACTCCTGTGTCAGAACCTGATCTTTGTACTGCGCGCCGATGCACTGCTCTGGCTTCTTGTCGAACTCCAAGAGCTCAGCGATGACGTTGTGCAACAGTGTGCCACGGTCTGCGTGCTCGCTTGATGGCTTGGGCGGCATCTTCTGCACTAGCTTGACTGATGCTGGGCAGTTGATGACGCGCTTGGCGGTGCTGCCACCGACGACGTTAGAGTGATTCATTGCGCGCCTCCATCATCAAGTCAGCAAACATATACGCCTGCTTCACCAGCGCGCTTGGTGGAACTCTTTGCGCAGAAACAGCGTTTATAAACGTTTCATGAGACATCAATGCTGCCATTGCTTTAGCCGCGAAATAATCGCGCAAGTCCATGCCCAGCTGACTGCTAACAATTACACCTCTGTCATCTGTAATCATCCCGTTTGGAAACGCTTTCATACCTTACCTCCGTTGTGTGATTGAGCCTCGACTGTAGACCCTAAAATAATCCTTGTCAAATACTTTTTGATGCCTTATATTTCGGCCATGCGTGAATCAGAAATCGAGAATTATTTTGTGTGGGTAGTTGAGCGGGCTGGCGGCAAGACTTATAAGTTTAAGTCTGTCACACAACGCGGGGTTAGTGACCGCTTAGCCTGTATGCCTGATGGATCCACATGGTTTGTGGAACTGAAGGCGGCCAAGGGTCGCCTGTCTGAGCTGCAAAAGATATTCCGCAACGACGTGTTGCGATTGAGACAAAACTACGCCTGTTTATGGTCAAAGGAGATGGTGGATGAGTGGATTAAGCAGAGATGACGTCTTGCGCATGGTGCGGGAGGTTGCCGACAAGGACAAGGTCGACCCTGTGCATAACGACATGGTGACGCTGACCATAGACGAGCTTGTCAGGCTGCTGACAAACGCCGCATACGCAAAGGAACCAGAATGACTATCTTTATTCCCGTGTTGTGGATTTGCTTGAATGGTCACTGCGAGTTTATGCAGCAGACGCGGCACTTCACTGATGAGGAGGCCTGTAAAGAGGCGGTGCGGGTGCAGAAGCAGAAGCTACGCGACATGGCGGCAGAAACAGGCGAAACAATTACGCAGCTTGAGGGTACGTGCATCGACGCAACAGTCAAGCGAATACCCCAAAGCGCAGGCGGCAAATGATGAAACTGCGCCCTTACCAGGACGAAGCAGCTGACTTCCTGTACGAGCGTGACCGGGCGATGATCTTAGCCCCCGTGGGCGCAGGCAAGACGGCGATCACCTTGACGGCCATGCAGGCGATGGTCAAGGACGGCTACGCGTCTCGCTTTCTGGTGTTAGCGCCCAAGCGCGTCTGTACCGACGTCTGGCCCATCGAAGCACGCAAGTGGGCGCTGGAGCTGCACTGCAGAACAGCAGTCGGCACACCGCGCAGTCGGGGCGAGGCGCTGGATTCTGACGCGCATATTGTGGCGACCAACTACGACAACATTCAATGGCTGGCTGAGCAGGATCTGTCATCGTTCGACGCCATCGTGTTTGACGAGCTAACTAAATTGAAGAACCCGTCAGGCACACGCTTTAAGGCGCTGCACAAGATCATCGATCAGTTCAAGATACGCTGGGGTCTGACCGGGTCGTTCACTAGTAACGGACTGGAAGACGTGTTCGGCCAGTGCAAGATCGTCGACGAGAAGCTGCTGGGCCGCGCCAAGGGTGCCTTTCTGCAACAGTACTTCGTCTGTATGAACCGCGATTTCGGCGAGTGGCTGCCACGCCCTGGTGCCCTGCCACTGGTCATGGAGCGCATCAAGCCGGCCACTTACGTCTTGGAGCCTGGCGAGTACAAAGACAAGCTGCCCGAGTGCCATGTCGTCGAGCTGCGCTGCCAGCTGGATGACCGCGCGCCATACGAAAAGATGAAAAAGGACTTCGTGGTGCGCTTTCCGACCGCTGAAGTGCTGGCGGCGAACGCAGCAGCTGTTACATCAAAATTACAACAGATGGCGTCTGGTTTTGTGTACGACAGCAGCCGGGTGGCGTCGGACGTGGCGGGTAAATTCATCAGCAGCAAAGAGGCTGTCTGGTTTAGCAGCCACAAGTTTGACCGGTTGGATGAACTACTGGAGGAGAACCAACATGCAAACACGCTTATCGTTTATCAGTTTCAGGAAGAGGTGGCAGAACTTCGTCGCCGCTATCCGAAACTTGCCACCCTCGATGATGACCGCGCTATTGAGCGATGGAACGCCGGCCAAATTGAGCTTCTTGCCGTCCACCCCAAGTCCGCAGGACACGGTCTTAACCTCCAGCACGGTGGATGCCACATGGTCTTTTTGTCGTTGCCGTGGTCGCTGGAACTCTACGAACAGGTCATTGGACGACTCCACCGATCTGGACAGCAGCGCGACGTGTGGGTCTATATTTTGCTCGCCGAGAAGACAGTTGACGAAAAGATTTACGCAGCCCTGCACGACAAACGAGCAATCTCCGACATAGCGATGGAGGCACTGAAATGAGATACCTACTTTTATTACTGGCAGCACCCGCGTTCGCAGCCGAGCCTGCGTACCTGACCTACGACGACGTCCATGTACAGACGGTCTTGACCCAAGACCGGCCTAGCTGGTGCTACGGCATGAAGATGGCCTTCGACATCGATGGGCTAAACCGCGCGTATTACGGCTGCTGGGCAGGCTCGCAAGGCTTCGTGCATATCGAGATGCTGGACGGCAGCAAACGTGTCATACCAATGGCAAAATTTAACAAACCCAAGGAGGCAACAAAATGACTGACTTCACCAAATACGAAACGCAGCGCGAGATTCTGATCGACTATCTGCACGTCATGATTGCTAGATCCGACTGGCACGGCGTCTCAGATGTCGCCAACGATCTGCGTGAACTGGAGGCCGAACAACGTGAAAAGAATTGACTACTGGAAAGCCAAGCTGCCCGCCGCGCGGGCAGAGGAGCGCATACGCCAGAAGGAACTAAACCAGATGGCCAGAGCATTTGAGCGGGCGGTCGAGAAGGTCGCCGAGATAGAACAAAGGATTGAAGATGAAAAAGATAAGCTGGCGAGCCCTAAACGATAAGCTTGCGTCGCTCACTGAGGAGGAGGTGTTTGCCATGCTAACGCAGGAGCAGCTGCATGAGCGCCGCGCCTCGCACCTGCAGCGCCTGCACCAGCGCTACTGCGCGCTGCGTGACGCCCGTGAACGGATCGAGATCATGTCAGGAGCCATCAAGCCATGACCCCTAAGATAAACCACCCCCTGTTTGACGCCATCATCAAAGAGTTTGGCTTGAAGAGCGACGCGGCTCTAGCGCGCTTTCTGGAGCTTGAGCCGCCCCACGTCTCACGTCTGCGGCACGGCAAGTACGACCTGTCCGGCGACATCGTGCTGCGGGTCTACGACAAGACCGGCTGGCCACTGGAGCGCATTCGCGGATATTTGAGAGGGCCAGAATGAAGTGTCAACATTGTGGTTCCCGTACATACGTTGTCAATACAGCGCAGCAGCCAGGCGGCATCCGACGCCAGCGCAAGTGTGATTCATGCAAGAGTAATGCCTACACAGCCGAAGTGTGGATTGCCGGCAACGTGATGGTAGGCAAATCAATTTATACTAAGGACGAGGCAGCGTTGATAAAAAAGAAAGGTGTTGACGCGCGCCGTGCAAATGAAGACAGGAGGAAAGAAGATGCTTCGTGATGGATATTTTATTCGTGAGGAACCCCCTAAGATCGGCGCGCATTACACGCCGCAGTTCTACCAGAAGCCGGCAACGCCTGAAGAGCGGTTCGTACAAGACATCATGCTGGGTGTGCCGGTGCGCTACGAGTCGCCGGTGGTGAAGTTTTTGGGCCGGCTCTTGAGCGTATGAAAGAGCTTGTCATCATCTACTACGCCGCGATCGTGGTGGCGACTGTCGGCTTTCTGGCGCTTTTCATCCCTGAAGAGCGCCGCCCCACGCCTGCTGAGTGCGGTGTGGCCGAGATCGCGCCTGACATGTCAACACGCGACCGGGAAGTCTGCCGGCAGTTACGCCAGCATCGTCACCGCATGTGACTTGGTCTCGTCCACCCGGCGCAGCCAACCTTTGCCAAAGGTCGCAAACGTCGGCAAGGCTTTATAAAACAGCTCTTTCTCCATGCTGAACTTGGCGATCAAGTCCGTCGGATCAGCGGCCCTCAAGGCGGTTAGCGTCTTGGGGCCGATGACACCGTCAGGCTTGGTGCCAAGGGCTTTCTGCATGGTCTGGATGGCGCGGCCAGGGCCAGCGTTCACCGCGAAGTCGAACATCAGATAGTCGAGGCCGGTTGGCAGCTCGTCGGCCTTGACCGCATCCCAATACTGTTTCTTGTAGAGGGGCGCTACCATCGCTGGCGTCAACGCGCGCATCTCTTTTTCGCCAACAGCTTTTTTGACCCATGCTTCCCACACCCGTTTGGTCACGCCAAGGTTGGTCATGCCGCCTGGATCTTTCGGGTGGTTGACGTAACCCCCTTCGTGCTTCAGGACGGCTTTTAACGCTGCGTCGAAGTTCTCTTTCACTTCTTGTCGGGTGTGACGACGCCGATCAGACCAGCGACTGCCAGGCCAGTGGCGATGATGGCATCAGCCATTTGGGGTGCGATGGGCACGCCAGCGGCAGCCAGAAACAGAAAGAAACCGCGCCATGTGGATGGCTCTTTGGCTCTTGCAAGGATAAAACCTTTCATAGTACCTCCTGTGGTTACTTGTCCTGCTTGTGGTCTAACTTGTCGAAGATCTTGGTCAGCATGTCGCGGACATCACGGATGTCTTCCTTGTAATCCTCGCGGGTCACATAGGTGTGCGGTAGCGCCCGCACGTCGGTGTCTAACCGGTCGATCGAGCGGTGGATGTTGTTCAACACCCAGCCGCCGAAAAAACCCGCGATCGCCACCGCGATATTGAAAAGAACTTGCGAATCCATGCGTCACTCATAAAGGATATTGATCGTACCAGCGGACGGGGTAGTATCAAAAGTATCTGTGCCGTTGACTGTGGTGATGCGGACTTGAGTTAGTGTGTCTGACAAAGTTTTAGAGCCGCATATCTGGCAGTTGTCGTTTGTGGTTGCCGAGGTAATCTGACCAGAAGCCACCCAAGTATTGCCGCCAATGTTGGTGAATACAATTTGTGCAACGTAAGAAACACCCGCCTGCATTGCTGTTTGCGTCAGGATGCCTGTTGTGTACGCAGCGGTGTAGACGTTACTTGCAGCAGCAAATCTGGCGGTCATGCCGGTGTAGCCAGAGGTTTCAATGCCACCAGCATCGCCTAGCTGAATCTGAACGATACTTGTTCCACTCGTACTTACTCCGTTAAACATCACCGTAATCCGTCTAACCCACGATGGAATTCCGGTAAAGTCAATTGATGTTTGACCAGCGCAAGTAACCGCTGTGGCTCTCTGCAAGCTGTCATACACAGCACCGCTGTTGGTGGTAACCCCTGCGCTACCATTGATCGTTACTGGCATGTCAGGCTCCTCAATTCATCCAAAGTCGTGCAAGTATCTACTAGAGCCGTAATGTCACGTAGACGCTGTTTCTCAGCCACAATCGCTGCTGTATCGCTACCAGACTCTAGCGCACGTTGAAATGCGACATCCTGAGCAGCTAGTAGTGGCGCACGTTCAGCACGAAGCCGATCTTTAGTAATCGCCTTGGCCTTGTCAAAGTCTATCGTAATCATTCGGTCACCTCAGAAAAGTCAGCTGTCCAAGCGTCACGGAATGTGCGGTCAGCAGGGATGTCAGCAGCGTCAACGATCTTGTAAGGCTTGCCAGCAGGAACATCCTTAGCAGCGATCTCTTGCAGACTCAAACCGCACTCAGGTGCAGGAGTTAAGATGCCAATGCCGCCGTTGTCGTTAGGGTAGATAATTAGTTTCATGGCTGTCCTTTAGCGGAAGACGGAGACACATACATACGCAATATCGGCAATGCCGCTTACTGTTCTAGTGCTTAACCTAAACGCTGATGTGCTTGGCGCCGATTCTGCAGCGGTAGAATTTACTGTAAATAAACTACACCCGCTAGCGGTTGATACCCCAAATTGAGCACTAAAACTCACGACAGGGCTATAATTCGCATCCGGCAACGCATTCGTAAAATTAACCGTATAGTCACCCGTACCGTTATCCGTAATTGAAGTCACATTAAACGACGCGCGAATAGCGACTGTGCCTGTACCGTTAAAGTTCACCCACGCACGACAGAACGTACCAATCTGCGTACCAGCACTATCCTGTACAGTAGGCGGCGTGTTCGCAACGCCGTTCTTAAGCACCAGTGTGCTAGTGCTAGCGGCTTGCAGTGTATCTGCTACAACAGTTCCAGCCATGATGACCTCTTACTCGTAAAGGATGTTGATTGTGCCAGCGTCAAAGGTGTCGGACGGTGAACCAGTTGCGCTTCCAATGATACGAAGACGGTCTAGTGTAGCCGCCAAAGAAATAGAAGAGCCGGTAGAAACCATAGTGTTTGTATCACTGTAGCCTACAGCGCCTTGCGCCACCCATGCATTTCCTGAAATATTGCTTATGATTACAGATCCGTGCCGTATTGCAGCAGCAGCTGAAGCACCGCCTGCTCTAATGCCTATTCCGGTAGTGAAATTTGATGTGCCCGCACCTGTTCCCGCTGTTGAATTACTTGCCCCTAAATAGCCAGACGTTGTAAACCCAGATGATGTGCCAAGTTGAATTTGTACATCGTTTGCACCATTTGTACTTACGCCTTGAAGCATCACCGTGATTCTCTTCACCCACGACGGAATACCAGTAAAGTCAATACTGGTTCCACTAGTAGATGCGACAGCCGTACCCGACACAATCGGAGCCAGTGTACCGGTGGTTGCCACAAGGGTTTGCGTATTTGACCCAGCGACAGCAGGAGCGGCTACCGTAATCGATCCGCTGGTGTCGCCTGAGAGAACTAAAGAAGCCATAATTTATCCTTTACAAAACAACCCAGCGAGCGCCGGACGAGACGGTGACAATCACCGGTGCGGTAATAGCCGTGAACGATGCAGACTGCGATGGCGACACCGTGTAGGTGCCCTCACCGCCTGTACCGTCACCCAACGCTGTGATGACCGTGCCGGTCGTAATGCCGGAGCCGACAATCACCGACCCTACGCCAACAGCGCCTGACGTGGCTGTGGCAATCGTTAGCGTCTCACCTGCAATACTGCCGTCACCCACAAAGCCTGCGCCCAGCGTAATCGGGCCGGTCGTCATGGCGTTCTTGGTTGACGGGATTGTATAGCTGATCGTGACCGTCTGGTCATTCTCATAGAACACTTCGTCCGGCCCACCGCCTGTCGCACCTGCCGCGCCGCCTACCTGACCCCACTGGTTGTTGCTGAACCCCTCAAAGGTATCCAGCGTGCTGTTGTAGCGCAACATGCCTTCGGCTGGCGTGCCTGGCCGATCGGTCGTTGCACCCACCGGCATCTGAACGTAACCCGTGCCGGAGAAGGTAACATTCTGCGTGGCTGAGAGGGTCGTGAACGCGCCGGTGTTAGGTGCCACGTCACCAATCGGCGGGGGTGAAGCGAACGACAGGTTGTCCACGGGCACCAGGATATTGTCCGTGGTGTACTGGGTGACGTCGTTCTCGTCGGTGATTAGGAACTTGTACGCGATCGTTGGCTGCAGCCAGATGTTGGCCATGCCGCGCGAGTCAAGAATAATCGGGTTCGTGTTGGCAGTCGCACCAGTCTGGTCGGTGTACGTCGCAATGGGCGTCGTCGTGCCGCCGGCGTAGGTGTAGACCTTACCGGCAACCAGCGGGTTGCCGTTAGCGTCGAAGAACTGCTGCTTAGGTGTTGGGGTTAAAGATGCCATTTATTTCCTCAGATTGTTCTGGTTCTCTGCTGCAAGTGCATTAGTAACTTGCACTCCACCCAAAGTCAACGGCCCCCGCGCCGTTGCGTAAGCGGCTCGCCCAGTCTTCACAAACGGGTCAGCCAACTTCTCACCTTTTTTCTGCCGCGCTAACGCCTTTTCCATCGCCTGCGCCGCCAGTTCGGGGCTTAGCATTTCGGTGGCCATTTCAATAGCCAACTTTTCGTTTATTTTACCTTGCAGTTTACTCATGAGTGCATTTGCGAGGGTAACTACGCGGCTCATGATGTCAGGTATTTTGGCAGGTGGAGGCGCAACAAAACTTTTTCCTTTGCCGCCCGCGCGGGCTTGTTTGGTAAACTCAGCTTCTCTAGCCAAATCGTTGCGTATGCCCTCAACAATCGTTACTTGTTCGGGGGTCAATATTTCAGATAGTTTGGAAAAGCGAGGTTGCCCAGTAGCGCCTTTTAATGTTCCAGGCGCGTTACGAACCGCTTCAGCAAACACGCCTGCGCGTTCGCCAGCTGAAGTTTCTAACGCAGGCAGTAACTTACCCTCTAAATACTGACCGACCTGCATAATATTGATCGGCTTACTTGCCTCGGTATACGCCGCTCTAGCCGCGCCGTAACTTTGCGATTTACCCTCAAACCATTTCAAAAATTCAGCGCGGGTGTTTTTAATCGCGGCGATCTCATTAGTGCCCAGACCAAAAGTCTTTGGGTCTTTAATGAGGTCATCCATAGCCAGCTTGAGATAGTGCAAGCTCTTGCCGTTAAACTTGGCGTATTCCGCAGGTACAGTCTTAACGTCAAGCGGCGCGCCGTTCACATCAACGATGGCTGAGCCAACTTTTTGTTCGGGTACGTTCTTGCCTATTTGAAATTGCTCATTACGCTCACTAGCTAACTGTTTAGCGCGCGCCAATGCTTTTTCCATTGAAGGGCGTTCCAGTAACGTGTTTAGCGTGTCGTCAGCCAAAATAATTTGTTTGTCAGCTTTACCATATAGCGGTTTAGTTGCCGCCTGACGTGCATTTTCAGCGGCTTGCAATGCAGTCTCATCCTGCGCTATACCCCCCAGCGCTTTCTTACGTGCGGCTGCGTTGGCTTGTTGACGCGTGTAGTACGGCGTTGAAGCTACGTCGGCTAACTCTTGTTGGAGCGCAGCGTACTTGGTGGCCGGCATTTGACCCGCCACAACAACGCCGGCTGTGGGCTGACCTTCAGCAACATACTGATCGTAATTGCGCAGCGCGTTGACAATATCTTGTCCTCTACCTTCAGCGGCTTTTATTAGCGTGGACTCTTTAGGGGCTAACATGTTGTAGATGTAGCCCGTGGTTTTAGCGCCCGCTTTAAGAGGCAACGCAGCGGTATACGCCAACGGTGTCATGGGATTGGTGTATTTGGCGCCGGTTTCAAACGCGCCAGCTATCTTTTGTTCTGCCGGAATTACGCCGCCGCCCGTTATTGCACGCTGGCCTTTACCCGCTAATCGAGTGGCTCCCGCGCCACCACTTAGTAGAAGAGAAAAATCGCCTAAGAATCCAATAGGATCTTCGGCCATAGTTCTTTTTAAGTTGTCAAACCCGCCGTAACGTTCAGCAATAAAATTGGCAAAATTGTTGCGAGTATCTTGAGCTTGTTGCCTAGCTTCTTGGGTAGCCGCCGTAGGTGACACGCCAGCTACCGGCGTGGTGCCCATAGACAAAAAAGCGTCGGGTATAAACGGCTCTACTGCGGATAGGCCTAGTTCGCCTAAACCTGCAACTGTTTCAATTGGATGCCGAACAGCGTGGTATACGTCGCCTATAAATTTCATGCCGCTTTTAGGCACGTTACTAAGCGCGGCGCCGGGCACTTCGCTCGCCGCATACTTGCGAGGGCCAGGCATACCTGTTTGTTCAGCCGCACGAAAAAAGTCTTCCGGCACAGAGGTTTCTTCTGCAGGCGGCTCAAACCCAAACCTAGCGCGGATGGCCGCTTTAGTAGCATCGTCAGCCGATTTATAGTCGGGGTCGTTTTCTACATGGCGAGCAAAAATAGCCTGCTTAGTTGCAGGGTTTGCGCTGATGAAATCAGGATCGTTAAGTATTTGTGCTGGATCAGCCATTTACCGCCCCTATTTCAACCACTTGTTGTTTTTGTCAACCGTGCCCGCTGGCCTTGGCGCATTTCTCTGCTCCTTGAGCTGTCTTGACGCTTCGCCCGGCGATTTTTGCGCCAGCGCCATCTCTTGGTTCATTATGTCCAGAATAGCGTCCAGCTGACCTTTTCCATAATTGCTGTTAATAACTTCGCGTGCGTGATTTTTATCCGACACGGTAGATACACCCGTCGGATTAATTGCGCGCGCGTAGGCGTTAACTAAAGCATTGATAGCCGCATTTAGCTGTACAATTTCTTCGCCGCCTGTACCTTTATCCACCGCATTTTGTATAGCATTTATGGTTGGGTACTTCGTTCTGTCTATCTTGCCAGACACGTTTTTAACAATTGCTATCATGCTCTTAGCTTCGTTAACCGCAGTCAAGATTTTTGCTGACTGAGTTGCCAAGGCTTTTGATGCCGCGCCCGCGCTCATAGCATCAATATTCAACTCTTTGAGATTGGCATTTGGATCCATCTCTAAAGTTCTAGCAATAACCGCTATGTTGCGGCTATTTACTTTGCCTGGGTCAAGACGCCCATCCAAAATAGCTTTGGAAATTAAAGCATCCTGTACAGCCGTAGTTACAGGCGTTTTTTCTCGCCCGTAAACATCACCTCTAATATCTGCTTTAAGACGAGCAATCCTGTCCTTAAGTGTTTTCTTTGTATTTGGGTCTGTCTCTGCAGCTAATTTGCTCTGTAACTCTTCAAGTTCATTTTCTTTCTTGGTTATCTCTGTTGGCGCAGGAGGACGCGGCGGCGCTTGCGGTGGGCCTAGCTGCGCGGTTGCCACTAACTGCTCAAGTACCGCAATTCGTTTTGTGTTTTCTTCGGTTACAGGTTCTTTTTTAAGTCGTGATAGTTCATTTAATGCTACGTCAACATTTTGAAAAGTTCCTGTAAACTCTTTATTACGCCTGCGGGCGGCAGCTTCAGTCTGAATCTTTTCCCCCAATTTAAGATATACATCTTTTACCACTGGGTTTTTTTCTGCAGCCGCAGCCGCATACATAGCCTGCGCGTCGGGGTCTAACAATTCAACACCGTAAGCGTTAGCCTCAACTGTAACTGGGGTGCCTACTGGCTCTCCTTTTTCCTTTGATGCAGCCGCTGCCACAGGCGCAGCGGTACCGTCAGCAGCCGCTGCCACAGGCGCAGCGGTACCGTCAGCAGTTGCGGCTACGGGGGCAGCGCCGTCAGCAGCAGCTGCCACAGACGCGGCGCCTCCACCACGTTTTTTCTTAAAATAGTCTTCTTGCGTTAAAGGTGTTCTGCGGTTAAGTATCTCGTTAAGTCTATATTGGCTGTATTCTCGATCTTCTTTTTCTTCTGCAGCTTTTAAAATGTCCGCTGCAGGCACGTTAATTTGCCGTTTTATGTAGCCTAATTTGTCTTGGTTAAAATCCGCAACTTCGCGGGCGATGTTTTGTTCAAGGGTTCCAAAACGTCGCAGCACTGGGCCCAATATAGGGTCAGCATCTGCTGCGATAACCCGCGCTTTTACATCGTCTGCCGATTTAATTAGCAACGGTGGGTAGGCTCTATCAAATTGTTTTTGCCGCGCGTCTAGCTGTTTAGTCTCAAAATCAAGTGTTGTAGCCGCTAACTTTTGTTCTTCTTCGCTTGCGCCAGCTTGTGCTTTTCTGATGTCAAAAGGCGCTGTCAATTGCTTTTCAGCAGACAACGTTCTGACCAACAAATTTGTTCGCGTTTTTTCCCAGTTAGGATTTTCAATTAACTGAGGTGCTAGGTTTCTATAATCGGTGTAGCCTAAATCGCCTTGCCCATAATAGTGCTGCAACATCTCATACGCTTCTTCAGGCGTTTCCGCGTTTGCAATCTGAATTAGCCGATTGTTTCTAACGCCAGAACGATAATCTTCCTCCTCTTTTTTGAGTTTTTGTTCTGCTTCTCGGCGTTGTTGTTCTCGCGTTTGTTGTGTCGACAGCGCGGTTTGACGTTGTGCTTCGCCAGTAGCAATCTTCTCGAAATAGCGCGGCGCGCGACGAGAAACCTCAGAAAAAAACTCTGGTGATCCGTACTTTAAGTTAGGGTTAGCGTATATTTTGGCAAGCTCGTTTTTTTCCATTACGTCTTGCTGATACTCTTGCATCTTTAAAGCGTTGAGTTGCGACGCCTCTTGCATGCCGCGCAGCTGCATAGCGCGCGCCATAGCATTTTCTGGCGATTCAATTTGAACGCCTTTAAATTGCCCTGGAATGGTGTAGTCGATAGTGGCCATAATTAACCCCCCATACCCGGCACACCTTGAAAACTACTTACGTCAGCTTGAAATTGCGGCGAATTCACATAGGTTGGAAAAAACTTATCCATCATTTGTTGATTTTGATAATAGTTTAATCCTTGCCCAATACCCCCTGCCAACGCGTTAGCCATACCCATGTAACTTGACGCGCGTATGTTGCCTTTTGTCGCTTCGGCCTGACCTAAAACGTTTCCAAACTGCCCCGCTTGGCCGGCCATAGTTGCTGCGTTACTTTGCCCCATACCGGCTAGACTTTGCAGCGGGTTCAAGCGAGCAGCACGCTCAGCCTGATAGCGGTTAAAAGCATTGGTGTATTCTTGAGACGCCAAGTCTTGCCCAAATTGGGTAACGCCGCGCAGCTGATTACCTGACAGCAGACCGCCGCGTGCAGCAGCTGAACGATCTAGCGCTTTCAAACCTTCGCGCATACGAAACGCATAGCCTGGGTCTTGCTGGAACTGCTCCATGCTAAACGGCGTGTAACGAGAAGCTTCAATCAGCTCTGGCAGCGCATTGACGCCCGCTTGGCGAAACGGTTCTTGTAGCTCAACCTGACGGTTGAACATCCGCTCTTGCGAAGCAGTCCCGCGGTCGATTGCTTTTGCTTGTTCTCTAGCTGCTTTTCCGCTGGCTATACCGCCAATAACGGCGCTGCCGGCGATAGCTGCTGCAATAGGCCATACCATATACAAACTCCTTCCGCAATTTATACGCGGTAAAAAAATACTTTAGTGGCTACGCTACCACCCATCGTGACCCACTGGCCACCGTTACCGTTACGCCACTTGCCACCGTAATTGGCCCTGCCGACATGCCGGACGTGCCCGTGGCAATCGTATAGCTGGTGTTAATAGTTAAATTATTGACAAATATGCCATTTGATGCCACCACTGCCGTGGATGTTAATTCACCCGTGCTAGGTTTGTATAGTAGTTTTGCGTTGCTGGTATAGATAGTCGACAGCGCGCCAGAGGTCGCAGCCGCAAAAGTCGGATAGACGTTCGTCGCGGTCGTCGTGTCATTCGTAATGGTTGCGCCCGAGCCGGTCGGCAGTGCCCAAGTGGCTGTCGTGCCATTCGATGTCAGGACATACGTATTCGCACCAATCGGCAGGCGTGTCGAGCTGTTAGTGCCGTTGCCAATGATCAGGTCGCCCGTGCTGGTGACCGGCGACAAAGCATTAAATGCTGCGCTGGCAGTCGTCTGGCCAGTACCGCCGTTGGCAATTGGCAGTGTGCCGGTCACTTGAGAGGTCAAATCTACGCCGGTCAGCGTGCCGCCCAGTGTCAGGCTGCCACTGGATGTGACTGTGCCAGACAGGCTAATGCCATTGACCGTACCGGTGCCGGACACACTGGTGACCGTGCCCACGTACTGGTCGTTAGATGTAATCGTAAAATTTGGGTACGTACCTGTGACACTAGTCGTGCCTGCGCCGGTCAGCGACACCACCTGATCCGGTGCCGTATTGGTTACCGTAAAGTTAGGGTAAGTGCCTGACGTACTAATGCCCGTGCCGGCTGTCAGCGACACTGTCTGGTCTGGCAGGGTGTTGGTGATCGTAAAGTTGGGATACGTGCCTGATGTGCTGATACCCGTGCCGCCAGTCAGCGACACCGTCTGATCTGGCGCTGTATTGGTAAACGTCACATCACCTGTGGCAGACGACACCGAGATACCCGTGCCGGCAATTGCGCTAGTCACCCCCGTGTTGGCGATCGTAATCGACCCTGGGCCTTCTGTGATGCTGATTCCGGTGCCGTCCGTCAGGTTAGCGTTTTCCCACACCCCTGCCACGGCGTCATAAATCAGCGTATTGCCAGACGCAAGTGAAGTAAAGTTGACGTTGCCGTCCGTGCCGCCCAAAACAGACCCGTAAGTCGGGCGCACGAACAAGATGCCGTTGGACACGCCTACATTGACTACAGCTGCCACTAGGCAAATAGCTGCAGGCGTTGCGGGCTTAAATTTAGTCAAACCGCCGGTGACCAGCGGGTTGTAGTACAGCACATCGCCTTGCGCCCAAGTCTCGGCGCCGCCGGTGGTATCAATATTTTTAACTTCGCCAAACGAAGTAACCGACACCCAGTCATTCGTTGCGCCACTCTCATGAGCGACACCCAAAATGTAGCTGGCCTGTTCAGGCTGCAGTCCGGTAGCAGGCGCGGCTTGCAAACCGCCGCTGGCACCCAGCGTGCCGGTAAACATCAGCACTTGGCCTTTGGTGGCTGAAGCAGACAGCTTGACACGGTAATACAACTCCTCGCCTATGCGCTGGATTGTTCCACCATTCATTTGGAACGTCAGTGTTTGAAACTGATCCGCGTCGTCGTAATACAGCTTGCCGGTGGCGTCTGTAACGGTAGCCGTGGTGTCAAACTGAATGAAGTCGGGCGTGGATATGCCGCCGGTTATGCCTGACATCGACGTGATGTCGCTGTTGGCACCTGATGCAGCTGCCCCAAGGTTCGTGCGGGCACCAGATGCCGTAGTCGCTCCTGTGCCGCCGTTATCGACGTCCAGCGTACCTGCAATCGTGATGGTGCCTGATGTTGTGATCGGGCCGCCGGAGGTTGTCAGACCCGTGGTGCCGCCGGAGACGTTGACCGAGGTGACCGTGCCTGACCCGCCACCACCGCCGGTGTTGGCCTTGTTGAGCAGGTTTAGGAAGAACCGATACCAATCCCGCGAGACAAGCCCCGTCCGGTCGTCAATAATTGGCGACTGGTTCTTGGGTAGTTGTGGCTCGTTATCTGGGTTAGGCATTGGTGCCGGTCAACACAAGTTCGGCACCCATAATGGCGATCTTGACGGGGTCGGTGCCCGACACCTCGTACACGCGGTCACGCAGCTTAGTCGTCATGCCGAGACGACGCCAGAAGGCACGATAGCCGTAGTTGCCGATCTTGCCCATGCCCGTCCAGTGTTCGTTCGACCAAGTGTGGCCGCCATCGTCTGACCAGCGCAGCATAACCTGCGGGTCGTTGCCTTGCCCCGTGATCAGCCCCACGCCCGTTTCGCACTCCAACTGCAAGGTGTGCTGGGCGGTACGCTTTAAGTTGTTTTGGCCGGTCGGCAGCGCGCGCCATGACCGCAGCCACTTCTGCGGCAGGTTGTCGTCGGCAAACACGTCCAAGTCATACGCGTAAATCTTGCCATTCTGGAAGTCGCCAACCACCACTTCGTTGTTGAAGAACATCTGGCAGTTGGCGCGGTGGCGAATGAATTCGCCGTTAGCAAACCCGGCGCGCTCATGCCAGGCTTGGGTAGCCATGTCGAACACCCACGTTTTTTGGGCAGTCGGGAAGGTCAGCACATAGAACGAGTGGCCGTCCTGCTGGTACGTAAATCCAATCGCGTCTGAGATCGTGCCATAGCTCTGGATGGCGTACTCGACTGCGTGAGTGGACACCCGCTGGCCAGAATAACCTTGCGCCCGAAACACGATGCCTTGGCCACGGGCGTCAGCCCCTAGCCAAAACAGCGAGTTGTCCATCTTGGCAACTGAGTACGTCGCAGCGCAGCCCAGCTCGTTGACCGCACCTTGGATGCGAGCCAGCGGGAAAGGCGTTGTGCCAGCGTCGTACCAGACCTCAACGGACTGCGTGCCAAACAACCACACCTCGCGGTGGTCAACAAACAGCGACACCAGCCTGTCAGGCATACCCTCTGCGCTGGCAAAACTCAGCGGGTCAATCTGAGTGCCATCGAGCAGCTCAGATGTCCAGAAACGGTCTGAATTAGGTTCCTGAAAGATGAAGTAGCCATCCAGATAGCCGACTGTCACCGCGCCTGGGAAATCCACGTCGGTAATCTCAGCATACGCCTCAGTCGCCGCGTCGTAGATGTACCCGTCAGGATTGGCCGCAATGAAGAGCTGCGTGCCGTTATCGACCATCGACACAGGGCCAGTGCCCGACACACCGCCGATCGGCGTGACCGTCCAGTTGGTGTCGATGCGGTACAGACGCGCGCCTGACACGGCGTAGCCGTACCCACCGTAAGACCACAGCCCACGGATGGGGCCAGTACCGACGGTTGCCAGCTTACGCAAGCCGGGTGCCCGGTTCAGGTACGCAGGCTCGTTACCCTCTGGCGCCGGTGTGGCTTCAGGGTACAGGTTGACCATGCGGCTATCCGCAGCGTTGACGCTGCGAGCCACATAGGATTGGCCTAAGATGGGCGTCTTCACAGCTTAGAAATTCCCAGCGTAAATGTTGTAGCGCTGATGAGTAGCGATCAGCGAGTACGGCATGGACATCACGTCATCTGGGTTGTTGATGCGCTTCAGATTACGCTTGGACGTCATGGCAATCCGCACGACCTGCGGCATAGGCTCAACACCAAACTCGTTGGCAATTTCCATCGCCAAGTTGTACTTGAACGCCCGCAGATAGCCGGGCGGGAAGGACAAGGTGGTGTTGAGCGTTGCTGGCTTATCCAGCTGCTGCACCGACACAAAATGCCACTCCAAAAGCCGTGTGGGCTTTGGGTAGACGGTCATGGTGATGTCGGGGAACGTGTTGTTCACGAACATGACCTGCGGGTAGGTGCTGGTCACGGTCTTGACCGCAATGCCGTCGTACTGCTGCTGATTGATCAGCTTAATACCGTAAGACACATTGGTCTGCGGATCGCGGAAGTACGTTGCATCGTCAATCAGAATAGGACGATTGCCCACAAAGTCGCCGGTTGGCCCCAGCGTGCGGGTGATGGTGTCGGTCGGCCAAAGAAAGACTTGGTCTTCCGTACAAAAGACAGCCAGACGCTCAGTATTCCACGAATCAATCATCTGATTCATGGCGTTCAAGGCATCTTGAGCAGCCTGCGGTGTGGGCTCTTCGCCTTCGGCCAGCTGGCCAATCAGCCGAAGCGCTGCTTTGATCTGGTCGAAAGCGGTTGCCATGCAGGCTCCTTATTCTACTGCCGCAACCTCTGCAGGTGGGCGGCTACGACGACGTTTGGGTTCCAGCTCGTTGACTGGCGCCGCTGCTTCGGGAGCCGAAGGCGTGTCGGGATTATACCGCTCCCATCCGTTTTGTTCATCAAATTCGGCTTCCAAATCCAT